TCATCAAACTCCATGGCATGCCCGGATTCTGATTCATATACATTGTTATACGGGTAAATTGCCGCATAGTATGAATTTGGTTCTACTTTATTTGCTTTATTTGCCGCTTTACTTTCATTAATTGGCGATGGAAAATCAGCATCATTTCTTGCCAAGCGTGATGTGCTTGGCTCATCTAATCGCCTTGGGTATAGTGTAGGTGTTTCTGATGGTTTAACTGGTGCATCCGTTAATTGAGCCTCAGTTCTTCCATCACTAAAAGCTTCTTGTGAGTTTCCTGCTTTTAATGGAATACTAGGAAAAGAACCTAATACAATTGGATCTTGGCCATTTTCTCCATCAGCAAAAAATCCAAATACCATATCACCTTCTTTTGGTGTATATGTGTTTGTATTATTTAAAGGCATCACAGGCATTGCCCAAGGCAACGCATCGGTTGGTAAGTGCATTTTATTTTCAGCGTGCCAGCCAACGCAACGCACACGAAGCCGACCAAGCTTTAATGGGTCTTGTCTGTCCTCTACGACACCAATCCACCAAGTAAAACCATTTTTACCAGCAAATTCTTTAGATTCTTCGTTTTTAACCATACTAATAGTTTAAAATTTCTTCTTGTTGTTCTGCATCGCTTCCAGAAATAAAGCCTATATCAGATGAACTAGAAGCAACCTCAATGATTGTTTCATGTTTCTCAACTCCAATAATTTGCCGTGACGCTATGATGATATATTTTCCGTTAATACTTTTGTCATCGCCTCGTGAAGAACCTACAATTGGAGCATTTACATTTACATTAAATCCTGAAGATAACTGGAAGTTTCCAGGCATCACAATTTTAAGGCGCTTAGACATTAAGTTTTTAATAATTGCTTTTCTTTGAAATGACCAGCTTTCAACACTTTCGCCTTTTGATAAAGAACTAGAATCTCTTTTTTTAATATATTCACTATACTGTCTGTTAAAATCAAAAATACTTACCACTTTACGAGAGTTAAATGATTGTGCATTTAAACCGCCATCTCTATTTTGTATTTGTGTATAATTAGGTGTATCATTACCATGTTTCATATTTGAATAGTGGTCACCATACGATACATTTTTTGTGCTAATTGTTCTTGTTACTGGATCAAATCCAATAAATTTACCTGCATTTACACCAGAGCGAGTTCTTTCAATGTTATCATTCATTGATACCACTTCTAAACTTCTAGCACCACCCATATTACCAAATGGGTTTTCTCCTTTAACATTTTTCGTTTCGTAAGTAACATCAAGTATTGCTGGTTGAGTTAGCAAAGTTGAAAGAGTTGCAAAATTAAAACCGGCTACATTCTGAAAAAACATAAAATTTGGGGACTGTTTAGAATCTAAAGCCCGTTTTGCACACCACTCAATCGCTTCTAGTGGCCGAAGATTTGGTATTACAATTTTTTGTATACCTGAAGAAAATTCGTAAGTGCCTCCTAAATTGTTTTCAGACACCTTTAGATAATCAACCAAAATTCTTTCAACTATTTTAGAGTAGTTTGTTTCATATGATTGATTTATTCTTTGTTGGTCAGAATACATTAATTCATCTGAGGTAAAATGTAATATATAACTTTCTAAACCAGGCTTGCTACTTTGCCTTTCAGTTTGTTTATAGATACGAAATGCTTTTTTAAAAGTTAAAATATCAGAATCTTTATCTTTTTTAATTGTAATTAAAAGTGATTCTGAGCCGTCAAATAAAAGTTTACTAGAAAGGCCGATGGCATCATTAATGACTATGTTTCCACTTGTTACGGATAAAAACATCGTATCAAAAATGTTTATTTCTCCATAAATATTTTTAATGTCAATTTTACCACCTTTAGTTACGATGACCAACTCATCTAAAAAAAACTGAGTTGATTTTAGCAGATTCAAACTCATAAACGAACTACTCTCTTAAATTCTTTTTCAATTTGTGGTAAAAAATCAGATTTAATTAAATTTATTTCACGCTTGGATTCATTTAAATTGGTCTCATATGTATAGTATGATTGTGTTTCTTTTGTTGTTACAACTCTTACAGATTCTCCAGCTTGCGTGGTATAAGTGTTAGAACCAGTAGTAACATTGGCATAAGTGTTGGCATCTATTGTAATTTTTTCTGTTGTGATTGTGCCATCATTTGCGGTAGATGTAATTACTTTAAAATAGCCTTGAACATTGTTTTCACTTAGCGCCCAAGACAAACCTGATTGAGCAGGAGTATTTGCTGTTCCGTTTGCTGTGTATTTTTTATCAATATAATCAATTAGCGTATCACTCTTTAGAGGCCAATCAAATTGTGGGTCAATAATATTATTGAACAACAAAACAACCCAATGATATTCCACATTGCCATAGTATTTGTCGGCTATGATTTCAGGAGTATCACTATCTTGAACCTGATACGGATAAAAAGCGGATGTATTTTCTTTTAATTGAGAGTCAAAAACAAACCGAGCTATAATATTTGTAATAGCTTCTACACCATTAACATCATTGTTGCTGGTGTAAAATGTTTTAGGAAAGTAATTAAAATATTTTGCCATTTTTATGCTCCAATTGCTGAGTTACCTGGCGCATTTCGTCCTTCTGAAATTCCTTGTGGAGACCCAGCGGCCGCTGGTTCTTCAGGAGCTTTAGCATTTGTTGGTGAAGGATCACCTGGAGTATTTTTAGTTAGGTAGCTTGTTTCTTGGAATTGTAATGACATTTGTATAGCAACTGGCATACCTGTTCCACCAACAGTAGCATTTTGTCCTGGCACTTCATAAGCAGAAAAACCATTTGGCGCATAGTTAACTTGTATTGATTTTAATACGCAATTACCAGTTTTTGGAATGTTTTCATTTATTTTACCTCCATAGTAAAACTCCATATCAAATTCTGACGGAGGTATTAACAAACTTCCGGATGAACCTTCTTTAAATTCTGGAGCTTGGTGGTATTGTAAAGCCGCAATAATTTTTTGAACTTCAACAGCTTCTCTCTCATCTCTTGGGTAAAAAAGAAAATCATATTGGAAAGAACGAAATTGAGGTGCTTGATATATGACTTCTAACAAAGGATTAATAACTGCTCCTACAGCTAAAAAAGCTCCTACACCAGCAACACCTTCGCCAACTTTCTCTGCCAGATAACTTTTTCCAGCTGATATAAGTGCCGCTGTGGCGGCCGCACCTGCAGCTGCACCCGCACCACCGCCATCATTTAATTTTTGTATGGCTGCACCAGCTGCAGCTCCGGCTGCTCCTGACAAACTTAAATTTTCATAATTTTGTGTAAAATCAAATTGTAAAGTATCAGGCATATACAAAGCAATAACTTGTCCCGTTCTTGTTGTTTTTCTAATACTTCTTGTTAAATCTCCACTATTCACTAAAGATTTTATGTTGTCCCTATTAATTACCTGTGAAACTGCTCCGCTCACATTAAATATGTTAGGCTGACCAAAAGGATTATTAAAATTTCCTACAGCGCCTTTAAATGAATTAAAAGCACTTCCAACAGAACTTGTTAAATTACCAAGAACACCGCCCGTTAAATTGTTAATAGCACCGCCAGCTTGACCAACAGCATTTTGAATTCCACTAGCTAACTCACCACCAACATTTGTTTTTACTGCATTACGAGCAGAATTTAAAACATCTGTCACCGCACCAGATATTGGATTTTTAAGTGCAGCTGAAACTGCATCTGAAAAACCTGTTGGTGTGGATTCACCAGATGCTGTTGAGTTTGCTTGTTTTTTAATATAGATAAGCATGTAATGCCCCTTATCTGCATTTCCAATATCTAGAGGATATCTTAAAGTTGATGTGGTAAATTTGTTCTCCACTAAAGATTGTAGAGGGCCTGATACAGAACCTTTTTTAAATTGAATGTCGCCAAAGCCAAATAAAGGCATGTTTAATCCTTTGAAGTAAGATAGATAGTATTTATGTCATATAAAGGATGGTTTAAGCCAAAAAACCCAAACAAATATAAGGGCGATGCCAATAACATCGTCTATCGGTCGTCATGGGAATTGCGTGTGATGAAATATTTAGATGACCATCCAAATGTTCTGTGGTGGGTCTCCGAAGAACTGCCAATTCCATATCGGTCACCAATAGACCAAAAAATACATCGTTATTTTCCCGACTTCATTGTTCGTCTAAAACAGGCAGACAATAAAGAAATTACTGTGGTTCTAGAGGTGAAACCCTATAAACAAACTCAGAAACCAACACAGAAGCGCCAAACAAAAAGATTCATCCAAGAAGCCATGACCTATGCCGTTAACCAAGAAAAATGGCGAGCAGCTGACTTATTCTGTAAAGAGCATGGATGGCAGTTTAAAATAATTACTGAAAAAGAACTTGGACTTTGAGATAAATACAAGATGGCGTATTTACTAGACAGAATTAAAGAATCGTTGGCTAAAGAGGGTTACACTCCTAGGTCATCGGCCGCACGCCAATGGTTGAAAGCAAAGGTCGGTGAATTAAGACCTACTCCTGCGGCTTTAATGCGAGATAGAGAACGCCTAAAAGACAAATCTATTATAGGTAAGATGTATTTCTTTTTTTATGATCCAAAAACTAAGGATTCGTTGCCATATTACGACAGGTTCCCATTGGTTATACCAATTGAACGATACTCAGACGGTTTCTTAGGGTTGAACTTGCATTACATTCACCCAAAGCAACGAATTATCCTTTTAGATAAACTAAGTGATACAGCCACTAATAAACGATTTGACGAAAAAACAAAATTGCGTTTGAGTTATCAATACTTGGCTTCGGCCTCCACAGCGTTTCAAGCTATGCCATGCATCAAGAGGTATTTGTTTAGTCATCTCACCTCACGATTTTTAGAGATACCTGCTGATGAGTGGGACATAGCGGCTCTTTTGCCGGTTGAACAATTTGAAAAAGCAAGCACAAGTAAGGTTTACGCAGAATCACGAAAGAGATTTTAAATGTCATTTTCACCAAATTTATTTTTAGCAAACATCCGAGGAAAAGACGGGCTGGCAAAGCCATCTCGTTTTGAGGTAGTATTGCCTATTCCTCCATACATTGGCCAGTTTGTGGGTAATTCAATCATTGAAAAGATATTGAACTTTCCAAACTCTGTCTTTACAGATGTTTCGGATGCGATTGGAAACGCTTTTGGACGACAAGGAGAAAGAGATGAGCAAGCACGCACATCTAACCCTTCAGTATCTCGTTATCTAGCTCTCCAATGTGAATCAGCAGAATTGCCTGGAAAAACACTTCAAACTGCCGATGTAAAAATATATGGCCCAACTTTTAAAGTACCGTATCAAACACAATACGGCGATACAAGCTTTACCTTTTTATGCACCAATGATTTTTTTGAGCGTAAGCTTTTTGACCGATGGACTGAAGCAATTATGCCGTCAGATACAAACAATTTGAGATTTCCAAAAGGTCAAAGCACAAGGTACATGACAAATATAAAAATTATACAATATGATGAGTTTATTAAACAAATTTATGCTATTGAATTGATTGATGCTTTTCCTATTGGAATTAGTCCTCAAAGTTTAAGTTGGTCTGATGAAAATTTTCACAGATTACAAATACAGTTTGCATATCAAAAGTACCGTGTCATTTATGATGGAACTTATGATTTAGCTGCAGCTGCAACCGCAGTTCTTGGTTCTGCTGCCTCACGGTTATTGCCTTTTGGAAAAGCAACAACCAGATTACCATTTGGATTTTGAATTTAATTAACAAAGCGAGGTTATTATGTTACCTAAAATTGATGTACCAATTTATGAGTTAAATCTTATATCATCCGGAAAAAAGATTCGTTTTAGGCCTTTTTTGGTAAAAGAACAAAAACTTTTACTTATGGCCAATCAATCAGATGATCCAAAAGAATCATTAAATGTGGTTAAACAAATTTGTAAAAATTGTATAATTGACGAGGTTGATGTTGAATCTTTGCCTGTCTTTGACTTAGAGTTTATTTTTTTGAATTTGCGAGCTAGGTCTGTAAGTGAGGTAATAAACCTTCAATACAAGTGTAATAATAAAGTAAAAAATGAGGCAAGTGAAGAAACAACTTGCGGCAATTTAGAAAAGTTTGATGTTAACCTTTTAGAAATAACACCAACTAAAGATCCAAGGCATGATAAAAAAATTATGATAAGTGATAAGCTTGGCATTATGATGAGATATCCAACATTTGAAATGATATCAAAGCTAAAAGGTCAAAATGAAAATGAAACATTGATGGAACTTTTAACAATTTGTATTGACAATATTTTTGACCAAGAGAATGTCTATTATACAAAAGATGTTACAGAAGAAGAGCTTGTAGATTTCATTGATAATTTACAACAAAAAGATTTAGAAAAAATACAAGAGTTTTTTGAAACTGCTCCAAAAATTAAAAAGAATATAAGTTTTAGTTGTAGAAAATGCGGGTATAAAGAAAACATTGAAGTAGAAGGCTTACAAAATTTTTTCATATAGCCCTTTCTCACGATAGTTTGAATAATTATTTTCAAACTAATTTTGCAATGATGCAACACCATAAGTATAGTTTAACAGAATTAGAAAATATGTTGCCGTGGGAAAGGGAAATATATCTGACGATGTTAATTAGATATTTGGAAGAAGAAAGCGAAAAAATTAAAATGCAACAAAGGACAAAACGATAAATGTCACGCTTAGCAGAAATATACAAACAAGAAAAAAAATCTGGCGGTGGTTTAGGTAGTGCCGTGACTAAAAGAATGGGTGAAAAAATAGACCCAAGGCAAATGCTTGATGCTAGCGGAGTTATAGCCACAATGTTTCCTGGCTTAAAACCATATTCAGCCACTAAACAAAAAACTCCATCAGCAACTTCTTCAATGCCTTCTATTTCCTCTGGATCTGGAGAGTTATCATTAATATCTGAAGCAACAAAAATAACTGCAAAAAATACTTTAGCTATGCCTGCAATGGCCAGAGATATGCACCTTGTAAAACAAAATATTATTAAATTAGTTAAAAGTTCTGGCGGCAAACCTCAGACAAAATCAGGTGATTTCTTTAATAGACAACAAGCTAGAGAATCTGCTTTTGAAGGTAAGATGGGAGCTTTAGGTAAACTTGGCGGTTCAATTGGCGCCTCAAATTTGACCAGCATTTTAGGAAAAAAGAAAGATGGCCAATCTCCAAGTTCAGCGTTGTTTGTTAAAGAATCTAAAGGCCTCGTACCTGATGTTG